CAAACTGTCGCAAGTAATGAAATTCATAATGAATTCTTGAAATAAAATCCTCCTTTTGATTCCGATTTTGTTGGCCATTGTTGTTCTTTCAAGCCTTCTGAACGTGGTTGAGGTGTCCATGCTTGAAGCAACATGTCAATTCGATTTGGAAACGTAGTTCTCTCGAGCTGATCGAGCGTTTCGTACATTCCGACGCGAACCATCCATTTTAGAGCTCTGAAATCTGGCTTGATACCTCGTTTAATAACGAGTTTCTGCCATATCATCTCTGTTAGACGGTGAAAGCGTTCAGAACATCCGAGTGCTGCTTGAGCTAGTCCGAGTGCTGACGCTGCTAATCGAGCGAAATCCTGTGGGCGCTCCGGGAAGTACAAGTGACTCAAAAGGTCCTCGTCTTCGCGATAAGCCATTCCCATGGAGTTAGGGTATCCCAGAACTGTCATTCCGGTCATTCGGGTTTGAATATGACTTTTCTTGACATTTAGTTCAGCATTGAAGTACTTTAGAGCAACTTCAGCGAACATGTCTAGAAAGTGATTCCCGTAGATCCGTGACATCTGTTCTGCGATGAAAATGATCGAATCATCCCCTTGAAAACGAGCCCAAAAGGTCTCGCTGTTGACGTTCACTCCCAAAGCAGTTAGACATGTATATATCATAACTGAATTCATGAAAGTTCCCATCAATTGGGTCTGTTGAAAGCCAGATCCGAAACCATTATAGTTCCATCTCCAAACGCTTCCATCAGGTAGTTCGATCGGGGTGTCAGTGATTGCGGTACACATCCACTCCCATAGGCGTTCCAACCGTTGTGTGTTGGTCTTGCCTCGCCAATATGATGTCTCTTCGTATTCGTCGAACGAAAAGTATCCTCTCCAGATGCGGTGGTGAACAATACGCATAAGTTGGTGCAAAGCTCTTCTATCAAAGGCTCTCCAGTCCAAACTCATTGCTGTGTTTCTGCTCTTTCCATCGTACATCTCTTTGAAAAGGGATTTCCATCCTCCTTTCGACATCTCTCTCCCCCAGAGCATTCGGCCAGCTTTGGTATTGAGGTAGGTTGCTTGCATTGGCCAGATGAACATTAGTTCCGCTTGTAGTAGCAATTTCGGAGTTCCGAAAACGGCTCTGATCTTGTCAGGCTCATCTGCTTTCACTACGTGTGATCTAGCGTGAACATGAAGTCGTTCATATGGTATAGCTTTCCCTGTCTCAGTCCAAAAAGTTGGGTGACCGTCTTTGATCTGGTGAATGAGCATCCTATTGTGAATAAAGATCTCATTGTATAGGTTGTGGAATGAAGGGTAGCTGTCTTCAACTAGTCCTTGCTGTTGCTTGAATCGGAGGTAGTCCGTTACGAGCACCGCTCCATCGACCTTTGGAAGCAATCTATCGATTGATTCCGAGAATTTTGGCTGTACTGATTCATCATCAACATTCCTGCCAGTTGGCTTGAAACGATACGTCAATGAAGTCCATGGTAGCTCTGCTGATACATTTACTGTCCATGGATAATACCTCAGGTCAGGATAACTGACTGGATGTATGATCCGATTTGGACGGTAGTGATCTGCTACTGCCTGGACTGCAACATTGAAGTTGTAGTCTTCCGGAATGATGTGCCTTGGTTGTTCGCATTTCATGAAATCTGCGATGACGGCTTCGTCTGAATAATCAGATCTTCTGTTCGTCATGACTTGATCGATCTCCTCTTTTGAGTAGATCTTTCTCATCTGGCGATCTAGCCATTCATTGCGGAATCTCATCGATTCTGCGCTCGTGATCCACTCACGACTCGGGTCTTTTCTGACCTTCATCTGAGCTATCTGCACGAGATTAGGCATTCTGGTGAATAGTGTATGTAAGTTGTCGTTCTTTAGATTCTTGTGAGTCGAGAAAATAAGTTTTGTGCGGAATTCTGTGAATTTCTCG